ATCATCAGGACGGAAAATGATTACGGTCCTGCTACTAAGCTTTTGGGCGTCTTGGAAAGAGAGATAGAAAAAGACTACACCCTTGACAATGAGCCTCTTATAATTACGTTTGATGACGATAAGTTCTACGAGCCAGAGGCTATTTCTCAAATGCTGAATCCTTACCTCATAGAGTCTGGATGTGTTATCTGTCGTAAGGGTAGCAACTTCTATGTGGTAGACAAGTCTCACCCCTTGTACAACGAGCAGTCTGAGGGGCTTATTGAAAAGCAACGTCAGTGTTTTGACTTGAAGTCACCTATGCGTGTTGACATTGTCTTTGGAGGAGGCATGGTAATGTATCGACCATCATTCTTTGATGAAGACGTTTTTGAATACGAGGAGTCTTATGAAGACTTTCCTGCCGACAGAGCCTTCTTTGTTGACGATCTATTCATTAGTGGCTACCTGGCTCGCCGAGGAGTAAATAAGGTTGTTGTAAACACCCCTAAGTCAAATCAGCAGCAGAAGATGCCCAACGGTATCATTGACATGAATACTGAAAACAAGGATATTAACCCTATCGCTCTTCTTACTCGCAGGCACAAGAATATATCTCACGACACGATTGAGTTCTTCAAAAAGGATTTCTCATCTAAAATATAATCGCTTCGGCGAGTATCTCCTCAAGCTTATACCTTGTAGAAAGAGTAACTGGTTACATGTGGGTTCAAGTCCCACCTCGCCGACTTTTAGTATATTTGAACATGCGAATCAAAAAAAGAAACTACAAAGAGGAGTACAGAAAGTATGGCTCTGGTGGTAAGGCCAAGAAGTACAGGGCTTCTCTTAATCGCATAAACAGAAGGAAGGGCAACTATGGAAATGGTGACGGACTTGACGAAGCCCACATAGGATCCTCTTCAAAAACTAGACTGCAACCACAATCTAAGAACAGGGCTAATCAAAGACCTTCTCGCAGAAACAGCGTGTAAGTGTATGCACCTGTAGCTCAGCTGGATAGAGCATCTGCCTTCTAAGCAGACGGTCACAGGTTCGAATCCTGTCAGGTGTACGAAATTTAATTAAGATGGCTAAAATTCAAGTAAACAACTACAAGAAGAAGCGCGTGCGCCGCAAGGGTGTTCACGCTAAAACTAAGCAGTCCAGCTCTAAGGGAGCCTCTAATTACAAGAAGCCCTACGCTTCTCAAGGCCGATAATCATGGCTATGTATAAGTGCTCTTGCGGAAAGACTAAGGAGGCCTCTGGCGTTAGCATAAAGTTTATTGACGGGAAGGCTCGACACGAAGTAAAGTGTGAATGCGGAGAGTACATGGAGCTCTCTAACCCCAAGTCAGGCGCCCCCAGCTTTAGAAGCAATAGGTATGGGCAAGTATTCTGATGAGGATGTTATCCCAATTTGCCCCAAGGGTACAAAGGGTGAAGTTCTTGAAATCGGTGGGCTACTCATTGCACTTCCCGCTCAGCCTCCCAAGAAAGAAATTGCAGGACATGGAAGTCCAAACCACATGCAGCTGTGGAAGAGGGTTTCTATGCCAGAGGAGTTGTCTCGGATTAAGTCTATGGATGAGTGGGGGGAGATGCCAAGGGAGTTTAGACAAAAGTTTTCTCCGTATATCGAAGAGGAGTTTCGTCGTAGGCGTGAAGGCTTTTGGTTTTTTAATAATGGTGAGCCTACATATATTACGGGCAGGCACTACATGATGCTCCAATGGACTCGAATGGATATAGGATATCCAGACTATTTGAAGTTCCAAAGAGATATTTTCTTACATTTGTCAGCGTGTGAGGCGGATCAGCGCTGTATTGGCCAGCTGTACACTAAGTGCAGGCGGAGTGGGTATACGAATATCTGCTCCGCTGTCCTTCTAGACGAAGCGACTCAGGTCAAAGACAAGCTCCTTGGTATCCAGTCAAAGACTGGTAAGGATGCTCAAGAAAATATATTTATGAAGAAGGTGGTTTACATGTTCCGCCACTACCCCTTCTTTTTTAAACCCATTCAAGATGGTACCACTAACCCACGCATGGAGCTGGCTTTTCGCGAGCCGAGTAAGAGAATCACGAAGAAGAATAAGACTTCGCAGAAAGGCGAAGCTCTTAATACGGTAATAAACTGGAAGAACACAACTAACAATGCGTATGATGGAGAAAAGCTCCACATACTGTATTTAGATGAGGCTGGAAAATGGGAAAAACCTACAGACATAAGGGACGCCTGGAGGATTCAGCGGACCTGTTTGATCGTCGGGCGAAAAATCGTCGGAAAAGCTCTAGTCGGAAGCACAGTAAATCCGATGGACAAAGGGGGGAAGGAGTACAAGGATCTGTGGGCGGATTCGAACCCCATGGAGCGGAACGCGAATGGGAGGACTAGGTCTGGTCTCTATAGACTTTTCATCCCCGCCCACGAATCTCTTGAAGGGTTTTTTGATGTCTATGGCAACGCCGTTTCAGAAGACCCAGAGTCTACTGTAGATGGGCTTGATGGAGAGCCAATAACCATTGGCGCCAAGACTTACTTAAAGAACGAGAGGACTAGCCTCAAGCAAGACCCTTCTGAGCTCAACGAGGTCACTAGGCAGTTTCCTTTTACTACTGACGAAGCCTTTAGAGATAGTATTGACGGTAGCCTGTTCAACATTGGTAAGATATACCAACAGGTAGAGCACAATGACGAGCTGTTTCCAAACCCAGTTGTAAAGGGTAATTTTGTTTGGAAAGTAAAAGACAAAGAAGTTGTTTTTTCGCCTGATCCTCACGGAAGGTTTAAAGTCTCCTGGATGCCACCCACCAATACGAGGAATGTAATTAAGACGCAGAGAGGTAAGATGGTTGCTCCGTTCCCCGAGTATGGCTGTGGCGGGGTTGACTCTTACGACCTGGACGCTACCATGGATGGAAGAGGCTCTAAAGGTGCCCTGCATCTTTACAACAAGTTTTCTATGGACAGGCCCTCTAATATGTTTGTTCTAGAATATTCCTCCAGGCCAGATCTTGCTAAGATCTTTTATGAAGACGTACTTATGGCAGCGTTTTTTTACGGCTATCCTTTGTTGATTGAAAACAATAAGTACGGTATTGCAAGATACTTTGAGTCAAGGGGTTACGATGGCTACCTAATGGATAGACCGAAGCACCTTATGCCGAGCAATAAGAGTGGCATAGTCGTGAAGACTAAGGGGATACCGTCTAACTCTCAGGACATCATACACTCTCACGCTCAAGCTATCGAAGCCTTTATTTTTGATCACGTTGGAATCAACTCTGAGTCTGGCGAGATGGGCAAGATGTACTTTAATGAAACCCTTGAGGACTGGATTGGTTTTAAGATAGATAAGAGAACCAAGTTTGACCTTACAATAAGTTCTGGCCTAGCTCTTCTTGCTGCTCAGAAGTCTAAGGAAAAGCCCAAAAAGAACTTTGCTGAAAGGCAGTTTTTCAGGAAATATAACGTAATAGGGTGATTCCTTATATTTGCACAAATTGCCCCCATAAATGTACGACAACACCAACAAGAATAAGGGAGGGTTCCCAAATCCGTTGGAGAGCCCTGAAGTAAAGGCCTCCAAGGAATATGGCAAGAAGTACGCAAAGGCTATTGAGGAGCAGTGGGGTAAGCTGACTGACACCTTTTCTCCAGTTGCTAAGAGAAACAAAGACTTTAGCAAGAATAGAGCTTACGCCACGGGTGTCCAAGACACAAGCATCTACAAGCAGCTTCTAAGATCCTTGAATCCAAACGAAGCTGATGGGAGTTTGATGAACATGGATTACACTCCAGTTCCCATTTTGCCAAAGTTTGTCAGGGTAGTTGTAAACAAGATACTCTCAAGAAACCCATATCCAAACCTAGAGGCTATAGACCCTCTTTCATCTTCCGAAAAAAACGAGAAGAAGAAAAAGACTCGCCTTCAAGTAGAGGCAAGAGACGAGCTGGTTCAGCTGAAGGAGCAGACGGGAGTTGTTCTTGACATGGACCCAGAAGAAATCCCAGAGACCCTTGAGGAGGCTGAGATTTTTATGGACACAAACATCAAGACGGATGGAGAGATTGCTGCACAGATTGGCACCGATCTAACTCTTACCTGGAATAACTTCAATGATTCCACAATGCGTCGATTGGTAAATGACATTGCCACTCTTGGTATGTGTGTCACAAAAAGAACCAACGACCCTTCATACGGTATTAAGGTTGACTATGTTGATCCCCTGAGGTTTATCCATAGCTACACTGAGGATCCAGGAATGAACGACCTGAAGTATGCGGCTTCTCTTTTGGACTTAACCATTGGCGATCTCAAAAGATTGGCTGGATCTGAAATTTCTGATGATGAATATCAGAAGATGGCTCAGAAGGTTTCTGGTAAATACGGAAACGATTCTAGCAAGCTGAATCAAAGTCATTACGATGACAGGCTTCAGAAAACAATATACGGGTACGATCAGTACAAAATTCAAGTTCTTGACTTTGAGTTCATTAGCGTGGATAAGATGCACTTTGAAGACAAGGAGAGCAAGCATGGTAACAGGGGCTTTTACTACAAGGGGTCTTCGTACACACCTCCAAAAGAGTCAGTGTTTGAAAGAAAGTCTTCTTGTCTACATGTAGAGTGTGTGTACGGTGGTATGTACGTTGTTGATTCTCAAACCGTGTTCAACTATGGCAAGAAGAACAACATCCCAAAGAACATACACGACCTGACCAGGGCAACCCTTTCTTTCAGTGCTGTAGCGACGAACATACAGAACATGGCGCCTAAGTCTATGGTTAACAGCTGTATAGGTTTTGCAGACATGCTTCAGCTCACCCACCTTAAGATCCAGCAAGCCATTGCTAAGGCCAAGCCCGACGGTCTTATTATTGATATCGAGGGGCTAGAGAATGTTCAGCTGGGCAAGGGCGGGGAGCTTCAGCCTCTTGACCTTCATGATATTTACGAGCAGACTGGTGTTTTCTACTACAGGAGCAAGAACCCAGAGGGTGGGTTTCAGGGGGCTCCTATTCAGCAGATTCCAAACAGCATTAGAAATATCAATGAGCTAATAGGTATATACAATCACTACCTCCAGCTTATTAGGGACGCTACTGGAATCAACGAGGCTATGGACTCTAGCTCTCCCAAGGGGGATGCCTTGGTGGGGGTTCAAGAGCAGGCTATAGCTGCGGGCAACAATGCTATCTACGATGTGACAAACGCCTCTATGATCATCTACAAGAAGGTTTGTCAGGATGTGGTGAAGTGTCTTCAAATTATAAGCCCTGAAAGTGTATTGTACAAGGCTTACGAGAATGCAATAGGATCAGAGAACATGAAGGCTTTGGCCTCTTTCTCTGATTTGCCTATGTTTAACTTTGGCGTTACCGTCATGAAGGATATGGATGTCTCTGAAAAGCAGTACCTTGAGCAGAATATACAGATGTCCATTCAGCAGCAAGAGATAACTCTTGAGGATGCTATTGCGATAAGAAATCTTAAGGACGTAAATCAAGCAGAGAGACTTCTTGTTGTGAGACGCAAGAAGAGAAGGAGAGAGATGGAAGAGCAGGCTAAGATGAATTCTGAGATGCAGGCCCAGCAAGCTCAGCAGGCCGCTCAGTTGGCTGCCCAGTCAAGACAGCAAGAACTTCAGGTTCAGTCGCAGCTTGACATTCAAAAGATGCAGGCTCAATTTCAAATTGATCAGCAGCTTAATGCTATGCGCCATGAGTTCCAAAAAGAAATTGAACTTATCAAGGCTCAAGCAACACTTGGATTTAAGACTGAAGACGAAGAGTTTAAGGAGAAGCTTGAGGTCTTTAAGGAAGACAGAAAGGACAGCCGCGTAAAGAAGCAGGCGGCAGAGCAGTCTAAGCTCATGTCTCAAAGAAAAGGACAGAGAGGAGAATTACAAGAACCACTACGATAACACTATGGCTACAGTAAACTTTGACACGGCAGATACTCTTGACATCACGGCGCGACGAGGTGACACCTTCTCTATGACTATAAATCTCAAGGATAGCGCTGGAACAGCTCTAACCCTGTCTACTGACAACTATGAGTTTATTATGGAAGTTCGTAGCGGGTCAAACATAACCAGAGGGGGAGCGGTGATAACTACTACCAATTCGGGCAGTGTGTCACAGCTTATTTTTGAGCCAACTGTTATTGATGATAGTGGAAACGTAACCATATCAGCTTCCGCCCTGACAATGAGAGGTGTGTTGCCAGGAACCTATGTGTATGACATTCAGTACATTAAGCCTAATAGCAGTGGACTGGATGATCACAGAACAATACTCAAAGGAGATTTCACGATAAACCAAGACCTTTCGGTTCCAGCGTAATGTCTGTAACGGTAACATCGTCTACATTTCTTTCTATGTCCGTCACTGTTAATGGCGTGGCCTCTTCTCTTTCTGTTGCTTCAAAATCCTCCGCTGTAAAGCTGTCGGCATCAGATTCTTTGTCGTTTAAGCTTAGTTCGCCCTCCTCTCCTCAGGCCTCCATATCGGTTTAATTATACTTGTTATATTTGCGATATGCCTAAGCTCAAGAAAAGAAAGGACGTGATGCCCAAGATGAAGATGGGTGTCCACAAAAGTCGATCTGGTGGGCTTACATCAAAGGGCGTGGCTGCATACAGGAGGGCCAACCCAGGAAGCAAGCTTAAAACAGCTGTAACTACACCCCCTTCAAAGCTTAAGAAAGGCAGCAAGGCTGCTGCTAGACGTAAGTCTTTTTGCGCTCGCATGAGCGGCGTGAAGGGCCCTATGAGAAAACCAAACGGCAAGCCTACACGTAAGGCTCTTGCCCTTAGAAAGTGGAATTGCTAATGAATACTGTAAAGTACAACAAGGGAGGAAGACTCAAGGTTTCTAGTAAGACAGTGTCTGTAGATCCACCCAAAGGATATCACTGGATGGAAGAGAGGGGTAGGTACTTCCTTATGGCGGGTGAGTATAAGCCTCATCCTGGAGCAGTAGCTAAGGCTAAGTTCAAAACTGCAAGCCATGAAAGCTAAGACAAACAAAGACGCTTGTTACCACAAGGTGAAGGCTCGTTACAGCGTGTGGCCATCTGCCTACGCCTCGGGCGCCTTGGCTAAGTGCCGCAAGGTTGGTGCCTCCAAATGGGGGAACAAGAGCAAGAAGTAATGCCTAAGGTCAGGAAGACACAGGCAGGCCTCAACCTCAAGCGCTGGTTCAAAGAAGATTGGCGAACGCTCTCTGGAGACAAGGATTACTCTAAGGGAGATCGAACGTTTCGACCTACAAAAAGAGTTTCAAGTAAAACTCCAGTCACCGCTGGTGAACTTACTCCAGCAGAGAAAGCTAGGGCAAGAAAAGAAAAGAGAGCAAAGGGCAGGGTGTCTAGATATCGGTTAAAAAAGAAGAACCGATAAATTACTATATTTGCGAAAACGAATCAACAACTA